ATGTTAAGGACAACTTGTATACAGTTACCATTCCCGCAATGTCCATCCTGACAACGGGGACTTCCATTGTATATAAGCTGATAAAGTAGAGTTATTAGTAGACACTGAATGGTTATGCTGGTTGGTATATATGGCAGTTGCTAGTCCCTGGGCTAAAGGGAAGGAATAAAGGATATATAAATATATTATAATATATAAATTTAACTGACTAATTGTCTAACTTATGCCAGATGAAGAAAAGCTAATCCAATTTAAAGCAATATGGGTAACAAAAGAAGTCTATGATTTAATAAAAGAAGAGAAAAAGAGATTAAAAGATGAAGGAAGAAAAGTATCAATGCAAAAGATAGCGAATAGAATACTTTACGAGGGTTTAATAAATTAAAAGATGAAGTATGGAAGAAGTTAAAGTGTTAATGTTTGGTTTATTATATACTGTAATAGGGATTGGTATGGATTATGGGCTTGGCATAAAGGGTGTTTTTGTATATGCCTTTGTTTATACTTGGTTCGGTGTGATTATGTATGCTGTTTTAATTAAAAGTAATAAATAAAAGATAAAGTCATGACTAACCTAAAAGACCTAAAGAAAAAAGTATGAGAAAAGTTGCAAAGTGTATAATGATTTGACATGATTTATAATGTATGTTATTATAATAATATAATAAATAAACAAAAAATGTATGTACACAATTGAAGGGTTAGAAATATCAGAAGATGAATATCAAGAAGCTTGTGATATGGGCTTAGAAGATTATATCGAGTATGAATAGAACAAAAAAAAGGGGGGCTAATAAATAATAATTATGTATGAAAAAAGAAATTGTAATTTGTGATAATTGTAATGAAGAATTAAGAAATCAAAAAAGTAGTTCAAAAGAATATGATTTTTGCAAAAACTGCTTAGATTATCAAAAAATAAAAATAGTATAATTTGACACGTTTTGAAATATGTATGATTATAACAGTATAATAATAAAAATTAGTAAATTATGAGTAAACAAGATTTTTTAAAAATTATCTCAAAAGAGATTGATACAGATAAATTATATACACCTATGGAATTGGTTGAAATTATGAATAAACATGGTTTGAGGGGTAGATTAAATGTATATAAAGCATTACAAGATGGAACAATTGAAACTTTAAAAATTGGAGTAGATACAAAGATGCGATATAAGATATTAGGAACAAGTATTATTAAATACATAGAAGAATTAATAAATTAAAAAACAAATCTATGCGAACAGAAGTTAAAACATGTGAATTAGATATTTGCGATGGGTCTGGTTTTGTACCTGTTATGAGTAGGGTTTATATAAATGAGCCCTTAACTGCAAACCTTGGAGAAACAGAAGAATGTGTTTGTAAAATGCCAGATCCGAATGACTTTATCGAAGATGATTATGAAGATTATAATTATTAAAAAAATCACATGGAAAAATCAATAATATTAAAGGTAACAGAAGAATTAGATGCACAAGTTTCAAGCCCTGGAGTAATGCGAGCTTTGGTAGCAACAACTTTTAAAGGTTTTAAAAGTGAACAGCTAGTAAGGCAAGCTTGTTTAGAAGCCATGATGAGGGGGTATAAATTTCAAGACTTGTTAGACAAAAAGGTGTATGCAATACCATATGGAAACGGATATACGTTAGTTCAATCTATTTCAGATGTTAGAGCTAAGGCGATGAAAAGTGGGCAAGTTGGAAAATCTGCACCAATATTTGAAGATGATGAAAATGGTAAAATAAAGACTTGTACAATAACAATAAAAAGAAAGGTTGATGAATATGTAGGTAACTATACTGCAATGGTTTATTTTGATGAATATAATACAGGAAAGAATAACTGGGCAAAAATGCCTAGAACAATGATTGCAAAGGTTGCTGAGATGCACGCATTAAGAATGGCTTTTCCTGAAGAACTTTCGCAGGTTTATGTAGAAGAAGAATTTAAAGGTGAAGTTATTGAAGAAGGTTTAGAGCAATTGGTGAAAGATGAGATTGATGCAATAAACACTTTCAAAGGATTAAAAGAATATTTTACTAAAAATAAAGGTCGAGGAAAGCAATTTAATGCTTACATAGAAAAGAGAATGAAAGAAATAACAGAAAAACAAAATGAAAATTCATCAAATACAACAGGGGACACAGGAGTGGTTGGAGTTAAGGAAGATGAAAATGACAGCGAGTCACGCTCAAGCGATAGCAAGTAATGGCTCAGGTTTAAAAACGTATATTCTAGAAAAGTTGGTTGATAAATATTCAAGTGCTGAAAAAGAGATTTACAGTAATGAGCATATGGAAAGAGGGAATGAGCTAGAAGGGCAAGCACGTTCCCTATATTGGCTTGAAACTGGTAAAGAGGTACAAGAGGTCGGCTTTTGTGAACTAGATGAGTATACGGGCTGTTCTCCAGATGGAATGATTGGTGAAAAAGGATTGATTGAAATAAAATGTCCAACTGATAAAAACTTTTTAAAATTACTGATAGAAAAAAAGATTAGTTCATCGTATGTTTGGCAGATGCAAATGCAAATGTACGTTACAGGTCGCAAATGGTGTGACTTTGTAGCATATTGCCCAAACTTTGAAAAAAGTTTTTACATTGAACGAGTTGAAGCTGATATTGAAAAATTTGATAAAATTAAAGAAGGTTTAGCAGAAGGTAGGGAGTTGATTAAAAAATATATAAAAATGTATGAAGGATGAAGTATTAGGGAATCCAAATGCAGATGATAATATTTGTGGAAAGAATAAAGCTGATATTCGCAAAGCATTTTTCAAAGGAAAGCTTAATAAATTGCTAGATGAGGTTTCGGCATCTAGCAAGATAAGCATTGAAGAAACACAGAAGTTAGAGAAGTACTTGTTAGAGCTAAAAGAAGAAAAAGATAAAAACAGGTCTTTTACAGATAAGTTTGAATCTGAATCTAAAATAAAGCCACCAAGTGTTGATGAACTTAGAACAGAACTTGACGAGGAACAAAAGGAGAAGTTAAAAGCTTGGGTATCTAATGCAGAGGACGCTGAAAACTATATAAAAAGATTGATGGGGGGCTTGAGGGCAGATACAAAAAATGGAATGAAGCTAAACAAAAATGTTTATGCAGATATAGCCCTTGAAATAATTACAATGGTTTCAACGGTGGATCAGTTGCGAGTTTATAGGGATCAGTTGTATCGTGAACAACTTACAAAGCTAATTGATAATTACAATATTAGTAGGGCAGAAGCAGAAGAACGTGCTAAACTAACAAAAGAATATCGAGATTATAAGACAGCATGCTTATTCAAAGAAAATGTAGAAGAATTTATAATGATGGCAAAGAAAAGATTTAGTATTGATTATTAAATATGTCAAAATACGGAAATATAAAAACATATGTCGATGGAATAAAGTTTGATTCTAAAAAAGAGGCTAGAAGATTTTGTGAATTAAAGCTTTTGCAAGATAATGGAATTATAGAAGATTTAAAACTGCAACCAAGGTTTACATTGTTAGATACTTTTAAAAAGGATGGCAAGACATACAGGGGCATAAGTTATATTGCAGATTTTCAATATTATGATAGGGAGTTAAAAAAGGTTATTGTTGAGGATGTTAAATCAGAAATGACAAAAAAGCTTCCAGTGTACAGAATGAAAAAAAAGTTGTTATTGTCGAGATATTGGAATATAAACTTTATTGAAACATAAAAATATGTTAAATCAAAAAAAGCCTGGGGTTTACTGGGTTTGTAAAAAATGCAATCAATTGAGAAAGCCTGAATCTTGCCATGAAAAAGATGGAAGTATAGTTTGTGAACAGTGTTTTAATAAAAAATAATTGGGTTGGTACATACTTTTTGTACATAATAGAAGAAACAGAGGTTTATGAGGTGTCAGCCCATTACTAATAAAAGAAATATGAGTGTAGTAAAATATAAAGATACCGGATTAAATAGGCTAAATTCTATGAAAGGTATGCAAAAAGGATTGCAAAGGTATAAACAAAGGCCAGATTGTAAAAACAGTGCTAGTTTGTCAAAAGTGGATAAGAAGATACAAAAAGGTATATTACAAGCCGAGCAAAGTATGGAAACGCCGTTTTGATTATTCATGACAAAGTGTTATAATAGAAATATAATAAATAATAATAAAGCATGAGTTTTAGTGAACACAAAAAAAAGGAAGCAAAGGATTTGGAAGCTATCAGGAAACGACAACAAGCTTTTCAAGTTGACATGGGCAAAGCTTCAAAAAAACATGGGATTAAGCTAGGTACACAATCAGCAATAACACCAGATGGACGTATTACTGCACAGATTGTCTTAATTCCAGATGAAGAAGTACAAAAAGCAAAAGAAAGTTTAATAACTGATCCAGATGCTTAATATATGGTATATATAGGGATTATAATAGGATTATTAATAGCAATATTAATGTTTACAGTATTATCTTATTTCAGGTTGCAAATTAATAAAGGATTTACTCGAGCAAGCAAAGTAATTGAAAAGGTGAATCCAGATGCAAGGGGGGCTATATTCCCACCTGATGAAGATATTAAATTAGAACGTGATGAAATTATAAAACGTAATAGAGAATTGGGTCGTGATACTCCATTTTCAGAATTAAGAAATGATTAAATAGTATGAATGAAAAACAAATAGTACCAAGGGGGAAATGGGTTTTAATTAAACCAGTTGAAAAAGAATCTTTAGAAAATGAGCATGGTTTGCTTTTACCTGCAAACGAGGAACGAGAGCAAAAAGCTGTCGGTGTTGTTTGTGCAGTTGATAACCAAACTGTTTCAGATGTAAAAGTCGATGACAGTGTTATTTATGGAACTTTTGCAGGGGAAAATGTAGAGCTTGAAGGACAAGATTATAAATTATTACATGAAGAAGATATTATTGCTTTTCTAAAATAGTATGAAAAATAAACCTATACGATACGGTACTCGTTTTGGTTGTAGGTTTGGGCAACCGCATGACATGGTAAAGATTGGAGAAAATCCAAGGCAGATGTGGGAGCGATGCAAAATCTGTAATAAAACATTTCGTTGGAATAAGAACATTAAAGGACGTATTGAAAACTTTGCTTATTTAAAAGCACATGTACGTCAGTTTGCTCAAGATTTTGGCTCAACAAAGCGAGTATATATGAAACTTTATAAACCAGAAGAAACAAAAATAATAATATAAGATTATGTCAAACAAAGTGGAAGTAGTAAGAAAAGATACTTTTGATATTATTAAATCAGCAGTAGATAAAACAGTTAGTCTAATCAAACCAACATTTGGTCCAGCAAATAATAAAGTTGTTATTAGTAAAATGACACATGGATTTGTTTTAGATGATGGTGTGCAAATTGTTAGAGACTTAGAACTAGAGGATGCAAAAGAGAATGCAATCATGAAGATTGTTCGAGAAACAGCTATTAAAACAAATGATAGGGTTGGAGACGGTACAACTGGTTCGATGATTATTTTACAAGCTATTATTGAAGGTGTTTCAAAACTTAACAAAAGAGATGGTCATAAAATTGAAAAAGAGTTAAAGGCAGGTTTTGAAGAATGTAAAAGACAGTTGCTAGAAACTACAAAAAAGATTGAAACAAAAGAACAGTTGAGAAAGGTTGCTAGAGTTAGTTTTGATGATGAGCGTATTGCAAACTTAATTGCTGATGCTTGGTTTGATTTAGGGGTTGATGGTGTTTTAACAGTGGATAGGTCAAACACAATGGAAACAACCGTAGAAGTAAAAGAAGGTATTTCAATTAATAATGGATATATCAGTCCTTACATGATTACAAATCCAGAAAGAATGGAATGTGTTGTAGAAAAACCATATATTTTACTTACTGATTACAGATTGACAGAAGCTAAGGATGTGATTGGTATAATGGGGAAATTGCTTGAAAAGGGAATTACAAACTTAGTGTTTATCGCAGAAAATATTGAACAAAGTGCCTTGAATACTTTAGTTGTGAACAAGTTACAAGGTAAATTCAATGCGGTTGCTGTAAATGCTCCAAAAGGTGCTAATGTACTTGAAGATATTGGTTTATTAATTGGTGCAAAAGTATTTAGTCAAAATAAAGGGGATAAGCTAGAAGATGCAGAAGTTGAAGATTTAGGGCGTGCAGGACGATTTATTGCCAAAAGAGCAGAGTCAATTATTGTTGACCCTAGCGGAGATAAAGATGTAATTCAAGAATCTATTGAAAGCCTTAAAAAAGCAGTAGAAGAGGAACCACAAGAAAAGATTAGAAAAAGTATAAAACAAAGAATTGCTCGATTTAGTAATAAGATTGGAGTTGTAAAAGTAGGAGCTCCAACTGAAAATGAAATGAAAGCACTGAAGTACAAGGTTGAGGATGCTGTAAACGCTGTACAAGCCGCATATAGAGGTGGAATTACTGCTGGAGGTGGTGGAACACTAATGGATTTGAATTCGGGGTGTACATTGCTTGATAAAGCTTTAGAAGCTCCATTTGAAACATTGATGTCAAATTCAGATTTAGATTATCCAGTGGTGTATGGAGATGATGATGCTATTGATATGTCTAATGGAAATATTGGGCAATGGGAAGAAATCGGAGTTATTGATGCAACTGATGTTCTAATTGCTCAAATTGAAAGTGCTGTATCTATCGCAGGGCTATTAGTAACAACTACTGGAATGATTGTAGAAAGACCTGCTCACATTAAAGAACAGTAATATGATTAAAAAACCAAAATATAGTATAGGGGAGCAAGTAATTGTGGAAGATGTTGATAATGAGGAAGTTTATGATTTGTATCTTACTATTATTAAAAGTGCAGAATATTCTCATGGTACTGGGTGGTATTATTATTTTGAGAAACCAGTAAGCTTTGATAAATTGGTACAATGGGGGGGGGCTAGAAAAGTTTATACATAAGTTGTAATTATGAAACTTGAAATAATCAGTCCGATCAATGGAAAAGGTCTTGGTCGGACTTACAACGCAGTAGAAGAAGGAAAGGAGCTCAATGAAACTAATTACATTGAGCTTGGTTTAGTTGTGTATAAAAAAGACAAAGCACAAAGAGATTTAATTGTGACGGTAGAAGCTACTGATTCAGAACAAAATAAAATATTAGCAGGTGCAGGAAATGTTACAACTTTGTATAAAGATAACGGACAACCTAAAGGGGTGCGATATTATCCTTTTCACTATGAGTTTAAAACTCCAGGGATTCATAACATTAAGTTTACTTGTGAACAGAGTGAAATCTATGTAAATTTAACTGCAAATTAAAAAATTATTAATAAATAAAGGGTTATGTTAAAACCGGTTGGTGATAGGTTATTAGTGAAAATAATTGGGGGTGAATATGAAAAGTTTGGTGTTACTTATACCATGGAGCGAAACAATTTTAGCGAAGCAAGCATTGAACAATTTGGCAACGGTGTTGATGTCATTGGGTTGGGAGTAAAGAAAAATGATATTATACTAGTAGGCAAGCATGTTGGATTGGAGTTTAAAATTAAAGATTTAAGTTATAAACTTATTGAAGGAAAAGATATTTTAGCAATTATGAATTAAATTTTATGAAAATGAACGATATTAAAGTTGTGCATTTGGCTATAGGCTCTTTAATTCCATATGAAAAAAATGCAAGAATACATACAGACAAGCAAATTGATTTACTAGCGAAAGGAATCAAAAAATATGGTTTCATTAATCCTATTGTTGTTGATGATAAAAACGTAATTATAGCAGGTCATGGGCGTTTGTTAGCATTAAAAAAATTAGGGTATGTAGATTTAGTGCCTTGTATAAAAAAAGAGGGTTTAACAGAAAAACAAATTAAAGAGCTAAGATTATCGGATAATCAGTTACATGATTTGAGTTCAAATGACAGAGATTTGGTTATAGAAGAATTTGAAAGGCTAGGATTGGAAAATTATGAAATAGAATTATTAGGGTTTGATGAAAATTATGCAGTAGAAATTGATATTGATGAATTTTTTGAAGATTCAAATTCGGATAATGTAAAAAAAGAAAAGCTGATAATTTGCCCTAGTTGTGATTTTAAAATAAAAATTTAATATGAAAAATGCAGTTATATTATATTCAGGGGGAATGGATAGTACAGTTCTTTTGTATCAATATAGAGATCATATAAAACTTGCTATAAGTTTTGATTATGGTAGTAAGCATAATAAAGAGGAGCAAAAATACGCAAAGCTTAATTGTAAAGATTTGGGCATTGAGCATAAAGTTATAGAGATTGATTTCAATAAATTAGGTTTTAAGTCAGATTTATTAAAATCTGGAGGAGCAGTTCCTCATGGGCATTATGAAGATGAGAGTATGAAAAAAACAGTAGTTCCTTTTCGTAATGGTATTATGTTAAGTATTGCGACAGGGCTTGCTGAAAGCTTAGAGTGCAAAGAAGTTTTAATCTCAAATCATTTTGGAGACCATGCTATATATCCTGATTGTAGGTTAGATTTCATTAAAAATATGAGTAATGCAATGAAATATGGTACATACAAACAAATTGAAATCAACGCTCCTTTTACATTGTATGATAAAAGACATGTAGGTATAAAAGGAAAAGATTTGGGGGTTGATTTTTCTAAAACGTATTCTTGCTATGAGGGGCAAGAAGTACATTGTGGTAAATGTGGAACATGTGTAGAGCGAAAAGAAGCATTAGAAGGATTTGATAATACTCAATATAAAGTATAATTATGAGGGTTTATTTAGCAGGTGAGGCATACGGTGAAGAATTATTTAAGGAGTTGGACTATAAATTTCAAAGATTGGATAGTTTTTATTATGTGGAGAGAAACTCCTGGCAGGAAGTGTATATGACAAAATATGATGATTATATTCTTGATAGTGGAGCATTTACATTTATAATGAGCAAAAAGAAAAAAAACATTGATATTGATAAATTTACGGATAGATACATTAAATTTATCAACAAGCATGATATAAAACTATTTTTTGAAATGGACGTGGATAAGGTTTATGGCTATGAAAAAGTAAAGGATCTAAGAAGAAAGATAGAAGAGGGGACAGGAAAAAAAAGTATACCTGTATTTCATATGAGCAGAGGATTGAAGGATTGGAAAGATATGTGTGAAAACTACAATTATATTGCTTTGGGAATTGCAGGTAAAGATTTCACCTATACGGATTATAAAGCATTTAATGTATTTGTAAGGTATGCAAAAGGGAAGGGGGTTAAGGTGCATGGATTAGGAATTACAGGTATGACAGTATTATCTCAAGTTCCGTTTTATTCAGTTGATAGTTCTTCGTGGACGGCAGGAAATCGTTATAAAACAATATTTAAGTTTGATGGGGTAACTGTTAAAGGAAACAAAGCCTCCTTGCTTGCAAAAAAAAGGATATCAAACCATTATGGTCTAGCAAGACACAATTTAAAACAATGGATATTATTTTCTAACTCCATGAAGAATAAAAAACTATTATGATAAAAAGTATAACAAATGATTGTCGCTGTTTGATAAAAATAGGGAGTATAAAAAAGTTTGTAAATATATGCCAAGTAACTAAACAAAAAGAATATTGTAATGTCGAGGTGGAATACTCACCAAATGGAAAAATAATTGAATTAGGGAGTTATCGTAGGTATTTTGCCTCAGGGTTTAAAATGTTGATTGAGGATATATGCTCTCAAGTTTACAGAGACATTATGACAGAAATAAACCCAAAATTTTTAAAGGTAACAATTTATTTATTAAAGGACGAAAAACAAAAATTAACTCCTTGGAGTGTAACTAAAACATCAAAGTATGTACAAAATAAAAAAAACAATTAGTATTAGTTGTGCCCATCAACTGCATCTACCTTATGAAAGTAAGTGCAATAATTTGCATGGTCATAATTGGGAGATAGTTGTATATTGTAAAGCTGAGAAGTTAAATAAAAATGGAATGGTGATTGACTTTACTCATATTAAAGACAAGATATATAAACCACTAGACCATAAAAACTTAAATGATGTATTAGACTTTGAAACAACAGCAGAAAACTTAGCAAAGTGGGTAGTCGAACAAATTGATTGTTGTTATAAAGCAGAAATATTTGAAACTAATTCATCATTAGCATCTTATGAACAAGATAATTGATCTACATACTTGTATTCAAGGGGAGGGGAAATATATGGGAATACCGCATATATTAATAAGGTTTTCAGGTTGCAATTTAAGATGTGTTTTTAAAGATAGTGTTTGCGATACTCCTTACTCAAGTCATAATGCTGAAAAAGGCTCTTATAGTTTGCAAGATGCAAAAGATTTTTGCGATAAGCATAGCCATATAAATTATGTTATGATTACAGGAGGAGAGCCTACAATTCACAAAGAACAATTAAAAGAGTTAAATAATTATCTACAAAGTAAAGAAAAAATTGTTACAATTGAAACAAATGGAACTAGGAAGATTGATTATTTTGTCGACTTAATGTCTATTAGCCCAAAACTTCAAAATAGTTACCCTAAAGATAATGTTTTAAATAAACTTCATTCTTATGCAAATACATATAAATATCTAGAATATTATCAAAATAACTATGATGTTCAATTTAAGTTTGTAATATCAGATGAAGAATCCTTAAAGGAAGTTGATGAGTTTATACAAAAGCACAATATACAACTAGAAAATGTCTATCTTATGCCAGAAGGTATAAACAACGAACAGTTGGCAAGTAAAAGGCAATTGATTTGTGAACATGCAATTAAAAAAGGTTATAACTATACTGACCGTTTACACATTATAATATATGGAGAAAAAAGAGATGCTTAAAAACGAAGAACACATTAAAGCTTTACTTGAATTAATAGGGGAGGACACTTCAAGAGAGGGATTGTTAGACACGCCTAAAAGAGTTTTAAAATCATATCAAGATTTATTTAAAGGATATAATCAAGATATAAAATTTACTGTTTTTGAAAATGAAAGTAATGTAGACCAAATTGTTGGATTGTCCGAAGTAGAGTTTCAATCAACTTGTGAACATCACATGCTCCCCTTTTTCGGTACTGCAAGTATTTACTATATCCCAAAAGATAAAATTGTAGGAATTAGTAAATTAGCAAGAGTGTTAGATTTATTTGCTAAAAGGTTACAAAATCAAGAGCGTCTAGCTAAACAAGTAGCTGATTATCTACAAGAACATTTAAAACCAGAAGGAATTGCAGTTGTTTTAAAAGCAAAGCATTTCTGCATGGTTTCTAGGGGTGTTGTAAAGCAAAATTCTGTAATGGTTACTAGTGATTTGAGGGGTGCTTTTAAAGATGACTTAAATGCTAGAACAGAATTATTTAATTTGATTAATTAAGTTAAATAATATGGCAAGACCTAAAAACTGCGGTGGTTGCAAACTACCAAAGAGACCACCACACAAAGATTTTGCTGATAAAGAAGGCTATTGTACATGCGGAAGAACCACTGTAATGACGCTAGAAGTCATACGCAAACTGGAAAATGCTTTTAGTTATGGATTTGATGATCGAACTGCTTGTTTTCTCGCAGGAATAGGAACAACTTCACTTTATAAGTACCAAGAAAAGAATCCAAAGTTTGCGGAGCGAAAAGAGGAGTTAAAGAAAAAGCCTGATATAATGGCTAAACAAACAGCAGTAAACAGTTTGAAGTTGCCACAATACGCTTGGCGTTGGTTAGAACGTAGAAATGCAGACTTTACACCAACAAGCAAGACACAAACAACTTTAGAAGTTAGATCAGGAGAGGATATAATGGTTGAAATGAGCGAGGAAGAAAAGAAAGCCCTTGAGGAATTCCAGAAGGCTAGACGAAAGCGTATAGAGGGGAGTTTAAGAAACTTGCCAGATTAATATGCGTTATAGGAGAAAAAGGAATAAGAATCCTTGGGGCAGGGTTGTGATAAAGTATTGTTGGAAAGTTCACAAGCCAATGTATGATAAAAAGGGTGCTACAAGTGCAAGAAACAAACAATATAAACAAAGACGAGTACAGTTAAGAGTTTATCCATGCCCATATTGTAAAGCGTGGCATTTAAGTAGTAGATTATAAAATATATGGAGAATTGCAATCATAACTTTCTAAAACTAAAAGAAGTTACACGTTCGACTGAATCAATGACATTCATAAATGGGCTATTATGTTTATGCCCTTTGTGTGGGGAGTCTCGAAAGGTTTGGGAAGATGGAGAAATTGAAATTAAAAACAATGAAGGATAATAAAGAACAATTAAAATTATTAGCTGATATTTATGCTGATGCTTGGATTGACTATTATGAGATCAAGAATGAAAAGGGAGATCGGATTGAATGGTTAAAGCATCAGTTTTTAATTGACATTTATAATGATCAAAGCGACAACTTGGTTGTTATTAAAGCTGCTCAAATTGGAATGAGTACTCTTGCTATTATTAAAAGCTTTAGAGATGCAGAAGCAAACAAGATGGATATTATTTATACATTGCCGACTGATAGTGATGTATCTATTTTTGTAGGGGGTAAAGCTAATCGTATTATTGCCAACAATCCAAAACTAGAATCATTGACTACAGATAAAGATTCAATCGAACAAAAGCAGGTTGGACAAAGTATGATTTATTTTAGGGGAACATGGAGCAAGAAGGCGGCGATTATGATTACAGCAGATAGATTGATACATGATGAAAAAGATTCAAGTAAACAGGATGTAATTGCAGACTTTCAAGCCAGATTACAACACTCTAAATATAAACAGACACATGTTTTTAGCCACCCTAGTGCTCCTAATTCTGGAGTAGATATTGAATGGCGATTAAGTGACCAAAAAGAATGGTTTATAGATTGCCCACATTGTGACCACATGCAAATGCTATCATGGAATATTGAAGATGATAGGGATATGAGCATTTGTTTAGAAAGAAGGATTTTTCAATGTAAGAAGTGTAAAAAAGAATTACACTGGAAAGACAGGGCAGTAGGTCAATGGCTTGCAAAGAAAGGTTGTGAAGATGCTAAATGGTCAGGTTATCATATTAGTTTATTAATGGCTGCATGGGTATCAGCAGAGGAAATTATAAACAAGTATGAAGATGCTGCATCTGGAAAGCAAACAATGGATTATTTTTATAATAAGGTTTTAGGTTTGCCTTATGCAGGAAGTGGAAACAGTGTAACAGAGGAAATGATTAAAGGAGCTGTCACTTCTGATGAAAACTTACATAAAGGGCGTATAGTTATCGGAGTTGATACTGGTATAAAATTGCGTTATGTATATGGAAACAAGCAAGGTTTATTAGGTTATGGAGAAATGACTGATTATATGCCAGACAAAGTGAATGGGTTGGCTTTGAATCAAACGCTAGAATACTTTTTAAAAGAGTTTAGCAATAGTATAATGGTTATTGACCAAGGGGGAGATATTATCGGTGCTAGAAAGCTTAGAGCAGCTTATCCAGGACGTGTATATTTATGTCACTATGCTAGAGATAGAAAAACAATGAAGCTGATTCGTTGGGGTTCAAAGGATGAAAATGGAAATGTGACCGCTGACAGAAACAGAATGATTCAACTTGTAATTGATGAGTTAAGAGATAAACGATGGTTGCTATACAGGGGAACAGTTGAACAATGGCATGAATATTGGTTGCATTGGTCACATATTTATAGAGTTTCAGAAGTGAATACGTTGGGTATAACTCAATA